TTTGGTTGACCGATACGATAAGTCCCTCTGATATGTCTTTCGCAGAAGTAACAGTACGGTTCGGAGCTATTGTATTCTTGGAGAATATATCTGACTTGGTTGCGGTCTTCTTGTCGGGGTTCCAATTTTCAAGAGCAAACAATGAGTATCTGTCAGGATCTGCTGCAAATGCGCTCTTGTTGGAAGGAGCATTAAGGAATCCGTTTTTCTTTACAAAGGCATCATACAGCTTGTTGAGGTTTGCTCTCGCTTTCTTGATCGCGGCTTCACTCTGTCCCTGCTGCTGAGCGTTCATAAGTGCTTTTGCAGCATCTCTGATATCAAGCATACCCTTGATGCGCTCTGCTACTTTTGCATTGACGTTTTGCTCTACAAGTTCTCCGTCCTTGTTCTGATATATCTTTCCGTTCTTCGATACATAGCCGTCAGCTTTGGTTTTCTTGTCTGCTCTCTCTACCGCAAAATTGGTCTTTTCGGGAGAAAGCTGCACAGGATAATCCATTTTACCCTTAATAGACTTAAAGGCTTCACGGATTTGGTCTGCAAGGCTGCCCTTTCCTTCAAGAGCTTTGTATGTGAGATTGTTTCCTCTATACATACTTCCGTCCATAGTTGCAGTTCCGAGTACCATTTCGGGGTGAGCATCAAAATATCCGTTGATATATGCTCCGCTGTATCCGCTTATGTACTTGTAAGGCGCTGCGAGGAAGTCCTCGCCTGCATAAGTAGTATTGGCAGCTCTCTTTTTGAGGATAAGAATATCGGTTACTACCTCGGTTCCTGCATTACCCTTGAAAGCGGTGTCGGGAAGTCTGATCGCTCCGAGAAGGTCTGCTCTCTGCATAATATATCTTCTTACAGTCTCGTCCCTGCTGTTCATAGTATAGGAGGATGTGATAAACATCACGATACCACCGGGACGAACCTTATCAAGCGACTTTGCAAAGAAGTAATTGTGAATTGCGCTTGTTACCTTTTTGGGATATGCCTTGTCGGTAATAGGATAATTACCAAAGGGAACGTTACTGATTATAACGTCCATATAATTGTTAGGAATGTTGGCTTTCTCAAAGCCTTGTATTCTTACGTCAGCATTGGGGTAAAGGTATTTTGCGATAAGACCTGTAATGCTGTCAAGCTCTACCATAGTCCAACTCTTTACCTTTGCGCTCATGTCGGCAGGCATAGCGCCTACAAAGTTACCAACACCCGAAGAAGGCTCCATCATACGACCACCGTCAAAGCCAAGCCGACGGAGTCCGTCATACATAGCCTTGATAACCGATATATCTGTGTAGTGAGCATTAAGGGTAGATCCTCTTGCAAGCTCGTACTCTTCCTTGGTAAGAAGCTCGCTAAGCTCCTTAAACTCTCGGCTCCAATCGGTCTTTCTCTCGTCAAAGGCATTTGCAAGACCGCCCCAACCTACATACTTGGAGAGTATAGCCTGCTCAGCCTCGGTTGCATATCTGCCCTCAGCTTCAAGCTGCTTTACAAGTCTTATAGCCTCAATATTAGCCTTGTATCTTGCCTTTTCTCCATTAGGAAGGTCAAGAGAATCGCCAATCACAAAGTTTTTGCCCTTCGGAAGTTCGGTAGACTGTTGCGCGATCTGCTCTGTTACTTCTTCGTGAAGCTTTTCAGCAGCCTCGGGAGTCAGCTCATCATTTCGTCGTATATCTCCGCTCTGACTATCTCCCACGCCTGATCTACTGCGAGTCCCTGCTCCGCTACCATCGCGCACATCATCTCGTCGAGTCTCTTGTCCTCGCTCGACAGAGTCTCCCACAGAGTCCCCTCCTCGTACATCTCCTTGTACATCTTCGGCTTGAAGTCCTTCCAATACTTGTGGATCTCCCTGCCTATCGGTGTCAGACTGTCGTACTGTGCTTCCGTTATCAACATGTTCGACATTAGGTGTTACCTCCTTTTTTCTCTCCGCCTTGAATTTCTCGTGTATTGCCGAAAGCTCTTTGATATACTCATCAAAGTTATTAAAAGCTTCATTTACCTTCGTCAGAAGATCTCCGACAATATCTCCACGGGCATAACTACCAAATACTGTAGCATTAATTTCATCGTAAATTCTTGTAAGCTGCTTTTTGTTAGCATCGAGTAGATCGATATTATAATGCTTTGCAGGTGCTTTAAGGATAGCTTGTGCAGCTTCTGAAGACATATTAAGCATATAGGGAGTACGGTCAATGAAATCTAAATAAGGCTGATATTTAAGATGCTTCATAATATGCGTTGCCTCGTGAGGGACTACAGCGCCCCTAAATTTCTCATCAAGGTCCTCTCGCATATATATTATTCCATTGTTTGCAAACGCTTGGACATCTCTATCCCACGCAGATTTCTTAACTACATATCCTTCAATGCCGTACTCGGCAAGCTTAGCATATTCTTCGGCTTCTACCGATCCCTCTCTTGGAGTAATGAACGAATCTTCCGAGAAACGTTTTTCTGTTTGATTTAACTCTCGTTGTCCGCCCCGAAGATGAACATCTTGCCCAATGTCTTGTCGTTCTCCTCCGCTCTCTTGCGATACTCCTCGTCCGTCTTCAGTTTGTGATAGTGTTCTCTCATTGCCTCCTGCATCCGCTTTGTTTGGTCTTCCACGGTCAGCTTCGGCTGTTTGTTCTTCCCGTTCTGTTCCATTTGTAATACCTCCGTCAGTATTATTTGTTATTTGAGGTTCCGTTGTGGCTTCTCCAAGCAGCTTATTATTTCTCGCAACAGCGATAAGGTCCTCAACCGCTTTCGCGCGATCATTGAAAATTTCACTCTTATAGTGCAGTCCACTTGCATCGGAAACAGGATAACCACCCTCAGATTGAATTACTTGGTCTAAGTGTCCCTGCCAAGTGTCGCCGTTCTTATATATGCGGAATAAGAATCCGCCTATTTCGTAGCGAGTAACATTGCTTATTGCATTTTTGAGTCTATCATAATCGTCGGCATATTCGAGGGCGCCTTCGGAAACGGTTGCTTTCGGCTTTGAAGATTCCAACGGAGCCTTAGGATATTCCTTTATAACGCCGTCCTCTTCCTGCACGACAGTAACGTCCTGATGTCTTCTGATTTTCTTTACATAAGCCTCTAACTTATGGAAGGGGAAACCAACCATAGGAACGCGCCCTGTGTTAGGATCGTTTCTACTCGTCATTGTCAGGTCTGCCCATTCAGCAACAGCTTTTGCATCATCGCCAAGAACCTCAAAGAAATCTCCTACACGATAAAGCACAATACTGTTAGGATATTTCTGCTTTGCTTCGTCGTACTTCTCAAAGAGTGTTTTCTCGGCGTTCTTACCCTTAGTTGCATTTTTCTCAGCTTTTATTGACTCTGTACTTTGAGTCTTTGCAGGATTTTCTACAACTTCATCAATGGCAACCGTCTTTTGATAGTTTTCCACAGCCTCTACAGCTACCTTGTCAAAGAGTTCCACAATGCTTTCCACATAATGCACAGCATCCCCAACCTGCTTCTTGAGGGCATTTGCTTCTCTTGAACGGTTATGACCGATAGTATTGAAGTATGCCTTGAGATCACTTAAGAACTCTTTGAGCTTTGCAAGAAGCTTCTCAAAGATATTTTTGTGATTGGTTGCAAGGGTTTCAACAAAGTGTGAGTCAGGGAGAATGTCGGTCATAGCCTCGGCTACTACCTCGCGGCTCGCCTTTTCATAGGTCATTCCCTTATTCTGCGACATTTTCGTTTCAATCAGATCGTGAACGTTCTCTCCGCGCACGGTAAGTTCTGCAAATACGGCTTTTCTGAACTCATTATACCAAATTGGATTCCATTTTTCAATAAAATGTGTAAATTCATGGGAAAAAGTTCGAACCATAGCGTATTTTGCAAGGTCATCTACACTCTTTATGTTTTTAAGTCCTGCATTGATGTCAATGCGGAGCTTGTCATCGGACCAATCAAATTTGCCCTGAGCGCCCTCAAAATCTCCGTCAGCGTTTGCCTCGGATTTATAAAGCACAATGTCAACTCCCGTAGCTTCTGCAAAGGTGGTGAGTATCTTATATGCTTTGTTCTGAGTGTCATTGAAGGTCTTTTTAAGGTCAGAGATTGTAACGCCCTCTCCCTTGACGGTGCCTATCTTACGCCCGGTCTTTCCGTTGACAGCTTTCTTATTCTTGGCATCCTGCTCCTTCGCGGCTGTGTCGGCTGCCGCAGCTCCTGCCTCATAAGCAAGCTCTCTTTGCTGTTCGGTAAGGTATGCGGTAGAGTCGCTGTTCATAACATAGGAAAGTGCTACTCCGCTTCTGCCCATATCATAAGCCGCGCTGTAGCCTCTGTCATACTTAGCCACGTCCTGACCTTCTGTATAGGTATGTATCATTGCCTGAGCCTGCGCTCCGTATTTTTTGGAAGCTTCGGCAAGAGTATCAGCCGAGTTATTATCAGCCTCGACATTAGAACCGCTCTCTGATACGTCAAATTTGCCCTCTGTCGCGATTTCTTTTGCGGTAGGATTCTCGGTCAGGGGAACCTTTTCTTCTTCCTCGGGAGGCTCGGCTACTGCGACAGTCGTCTTCTTATAAGGAGTTGTATCCTGCGCATCAGGGTCAATCCCCTTGCTGTACGCCTTTACATTGATGCGCTCTGTGTCGAGCTTTTCTGCCCAAGCACTTGAATGCTGTCCCTCCTCAATTTTGTCAGGGTCGGACTCGTTCGCCACTCTCTCACCGTAGGTACTATTTTTAAGAGCTAACTTCTCTACTATGCTAAGATTCTCACCCGAATTCTTCTTCGCAATGATATCGGAGAGTTTGCCGATATCTCCTTCTTCACCAAGCTCGGAGAATCTTGTTTCTGCCCCGGACTTTATCTTGTCTATGTCTTGATTCCAAAGGTTCTGCTCGTTGGTATCAATGAGTTGCTTTATCTGATAACCCGACAATGTTTTTCCGCTGTCGAGCTTAGCCTTCATCCTCTGAGCATGGGCGTTTTCGGGATCGATTGCAAGCGCCTCATTCACAAGCTCCTGCTGAAGCTCTTTCTTATATGCAAGCTTGCCTTCTTTGGTTTGGTTGTTCTCGAAGGTCTTTCCGAAAACATTAATTGTCTTGTCTTGATTACCGCTATATTGAGAATTGGCAACTATGCTGCCATACCCGGTTTTTGCTGCATTAGGAACGCCCTCAAGGAGTCCTGCGGACAATGCTCCAAGCAAAGACGAGTAAGCCACCTCGGACCAATCTATGCCCTCAAAGTCCTCGCCTGTTGATACCATTTTGAATATAGGTTCAAGAACAGCCTGAGCGCCTTCTTCAAGTGCCTCGGAGCTTGAGTTGATAGCAAAATCCACGAAGAAACGTGCGATTCCGTTATCTACGCCATCAACAACCTTGCTTATGACGTTGCCCGTAACCTTACCTCCAAGAGCGCTGATACCACTAAACAAATAAGACAGTCCGCCCTCAGCCGTACCGACCATTAAGCCATACTTTCTCGCTTGGTCAACGCCGTAGCCTTCTCTGATCATCTCTGCGTAAGAGTTACCTGAAGACGAAATACCCGTTACAGCAGCACCGACTACTTTTCCTGCCCCCGGTCCTGCAATCGCAGTGGTAAAACCACCTGCCATCAATGCAGGTGTCATATTACCCACGGAGTTTGCAAGGTCGTTTGCTGCCATCCACACGCCTGTGTTGTCCTTCCGCATTTCAGTATTCGCATACTGAAGCGCAGAGACGTCTGTTCCATCAGCACCTGATATTCCGCGCACAAAGTTCTCGATACCTTGGAATCCCCCTTGCGCTCCCGAAAAGAAGGATACCGCAAGCTCTGACAGATTGTTATTTCCCTGCTCGGCTATCTTGCCGCCTTGTCTCTGCCTGAGAACGTCGGTAATATATGTAAGGTATTCGTTTGCCTTCTCGGTATCGCCCTTGCCGACATAGTAATTGTATATGCGCTTCTCATCATCTTTCATATGCTCGTTGATGAGGTTAATAAGTTCGGTGTATTGACTTGCACTACCGCCGCCCTGCATAGCCTGTGCCGATCCCTTAAGACCTTTGTCTCTGTTGGCTTCGGCAAAGCTGACCATATTAACGATATCCTCTCCGTCGCCAAAAGGCTGCCAACCGAATATCTCAAACGGTGCGTGTGCGCTGTCCCAATCAGGATTTGCCACCCCTGCACCTATCTGTGAGTATTCCTCAAAGTCCTTTGCACCAAGAACCGATTCAAGCTCCTCAGCTCTCTTGATAGGTGCATACCACCTATTGTACTCGTCCTCGGTTGCCCACTGAGAGTAGTAATCTGCTGCACTCTTGAAGGAGTTGAGAACAGATGAACCGCCGCTGTGAAAATCGTCAAGATAACTATTAAGGCTCTTGTATGCCTCGCCATTTATGCCCTCTCTGTTTTTGTAGAGCCACGCGCCAATGGTATCCGCTCTTGTTCTAAGGTCTTCCCAAGAGGAATTTCTGCTGTCGTAGGAGGACGAAGCATTCGCCCATCCCAAACCACCGAAGTCTTTCTCTGCGGTGGTGAGGAATGTGTTAGCATCGTTTACGAATGTATCAATATACTTTTGATCTACATTGTCAGTAGAAAGAGAGTTATACCTTTTTATCTTCTCTGCGACTTCTCTCGCACTCTTTGAGGTCTTGCCCTCTTCCTCTTTTTTCTTTCTCATTTTTTCAGCAATTTCTCTTGCTGTTGCCATAGGTTATTACCTCCTTATGCACCGAGTCTGCTCTGAAGTTTCTTTACATACGATTTTGCTTCGCTCTTTGACATTCCCTCGCTGACCAAAGCATCTACAAGCTTGTCGAGTTTGAAACTGTTTCCGTACTGATCCTTTACAACAGCGTTGTTATCAACTCCCCAAAGCCAATTCACACCGCCATCATCGACCAATGTCCAATTTCTCTTTGTAAGAGAGGATATTTCATTCTCCAAATACAACTCGCCCATCTGCTCCTCGGTGATTTTTCCTGCCTGATACTGCTTTGTGAGGTAGTCATCAAGGGCATCATTGCTCGTAAAGCTTGCCGCCTTTTGCTTGATGCTATCGGGTACCGATGTTGTTGTCTGCGTTGTAGGCTTACTTCCACCATTGCCCGAACCTGTGCCGCTACCTGAGCCGCCGCTCGATCCTCCCGAAGAAGAACCGCCGCCTGATGAACCTCCCGTAGAGCCGCCTGAGGTCTTATTGCCATACGCAGCATCATACCGCTCATCCTCGACCTTGTCTCGGCTATCTCTATAAGTGATGTCCTCATCGCGCCACGTTTGATCTCGGTTCCACTCAGCCTCGTTCCAAGCGGTGGTGTTTTCAGCATTCCATATGGACATAGCATCATCGAATTCCATACCTGCCACATTATTCTTGTTATTCTGCTCGGTGTAGTGCATATCGGCACCGTCATAGTAATCGCCCCTTGCAATGCCGAGTGCATCCATAAGTCTGCCGTATTGGTCCGTATACATACCGTATTCACGGTTATAATCATCGGAAAGCATTCCGTACTGATTGTAAAGCTCCTGTCCTTCCATCTTGTACTTGTCAAGAGCCATCTGATACAGTTCGGGAACGATGTCGTTGAGGTTCTGCAATTCCTTCTGATACATCTGCTGACCAACGCTCTGTGCATAGGAGTTGCCGTAGCCTCCCGTCATAGCAGAAGCCTGACCTATGGCATCACCCATTGCAAGCTTACCCTGCTGAATGTACTTATCTTTGTACTGCTGATAGAGCGCATCAGCGTTGAGATCATAGGAGAACTTATCTCTGTTGAGGATACTCTGTATAATGTCATTGTACTGCTGTTGGTTGCCGTAGCTGAAGTCTCCAAGGTTTGCAACGGCATCCTTTGCCGTGGTGTAATCACCCCATGCTCCCTTGCCCTTTTCCGTATCGTCCCACGATATGCTTTCATATGTGGGGTTTGTAGGCAGAGGCTTCAACGTAGGTGCAGCTACGGGAGTATTATTCTTCCCCGTGGTGGTGTTATTGTTATTTTTTGCGGCTATGGTTGCTGCTGTTTTCGCACCCAACGTGAGCATTTGCCCTACATTAATTTTGTTAGGGTTCGAAATGTTATTTGATTTCGCCAATTCATCTACGGTTGTGCCGGTATCCTTGGCAATTGCCCAAAGGGTGTCGCCCGGTCTTACTTGGTAAAGCGCCATATTTTATTTCCTCCTGTTTTATACTGAAAAATCTCTTCCTGAGATAATAGTGAATACATCGTAAGCTACCGTGGGAAGCACTACGGTCAGCACTCCTCCCGTCTTTGTGGTCAAGGTAACGCCTTCCGTTCCTCCCCACAGAGTCGTGCCGTTGTTCGCTACCCTCGCCACTCCGTATACGATCTTGCCGTTGGCTTCACCGAAGACGAAGAAGCTCTGCCTCTCGTTGCCCGTTCCCGTGAAGTCGGCGTACTTTGTCTTTATGTCAAGGTCTTTCGTTCCCGACACCGACTTGTTGTACATCCTCACGCCGTTTATATTACTCTTTACTCGTATAGGCTTGCTCTTTGCAATGGAAATGATGTTCGCATCCTCTACAAACTCACCAATTCCGAGTGATCCTATGCTGCCTGCCTTGTGGAGATATACCTCTTCCGAGGGAATATCGAATTGTACATAGGTGTGGTTCGGTATACTGTCAACGGCGTCTACCTGCACAACATAGGTTGTAGTCTTTGACAATGCACCTTTAAGCACGATGATATCTATCTCTTCCATGGTGGTGTCGGTTGCAGAGATCAGGCTCTGCCATTCCGAAAAATCGCTATCGGATGTCTCCTTATAACGGAATCTAAGACCGCAGAAGTTCTTCTGCACACCGTCTGCAAGGCAAGGGCTGAAGTTCCTTCTCGCTCTGATGCGAAGAGATGTACCTGAGTGAGTAAGGTTTCCGCTTTCATCACACCTTCCACACACGACGCTCGTCTCGCCGTTTCTCGGTACAACCCTTGGCTTTGTGTATGGAATGACCGTGATAGAACGGGTCATGGTATTGGTGATGCCTCTTGAGTCCTTAAGCGTTAGCTTAACGTTGACGGTGCCGTAGGTCGATAGATAGTCAGAGGTATAGTTGCTTCCGCTTCCGTACTCCTTGCCCTCAACCGTTATATTCTTCCATACCACGGTTGCTCCAAGTTGTCCCTTCTCCGAGGAAGTAACCTTGACCTTGCTATGACCTTGGATATACAAGCCTGCGAATGTACTTCCGAGAGAATGCTCAGGGGTGAGAGCAATATCGGTAACATAAGGCGCGGTATCCTCGTTAAATGGAACGTTCACATAGAATGTCTTTGAGTCCCCATCGCCAACTTGCACGGTGCCTGCACTATCCGAATAGGTATAGAGTGTTGCTGTCATCGTTCCCGTCATACTATTGGGTATCTGCTCTGCCGCCAATAAGGGAATAATAGTGCCATCATAAAAGTAGAGGCTTGTTGTGCCCGGATGAATCACCCCCGATGTGACCGAAAACGAACCCATGCTGAACTTCAGCCTATAGTAAAGGTTCTTTGAAAGAGGCTTCCATCTTACCCCACAAGGCTCTCCGAAGTTTACATTCGATGCCGAGTATATGGTAGATGCTCTCGGTACAGTAGGAAGAGTAACGCTTCCCGAAATATTCGTTCTTTCAAGTGAAGTGCCGGGGATAGTACCTGCTCCTGCGATGTAAACTGTCTTAGTTCCGTCATCGTTGTGCTTTATCCTCTCCGTGACAGTAATTGCTCCCACGGGTACTTCCATTATTTCGATATACTTCGTCTCTACGGTGCTGTTGCCGTTAATATTAAGAGTGAATGTACCAGTGCCATAGGTCTTATATTTGTCGGTTCTACCATAGTAAAGAGTCGCCGTGAGATTGGTGTAGTTCGTAGCATCATCGGTCTCATAATCATACTCAATAAACGGCGTGATAAAGGTGTTACTTGTGGTACCGTATATTCCGCCTGATCCTCTAATAATCATAAGTTAGCTCCTTCCTACCCATCTTGTTACTATGTCTCCGTTTGGCTGCACCGTGTCAACGAAGCCACCCATTTTTAGGGTTTCTATTATTTCTACATTTGCGATATACAGCTTGTAGTCGCTGATATAGGCTACCTCGTTGTTGTTTTGGTCATAAAAGGAAACTCTGTCCGCAGTAAATCGGGTATACTTTTCGAACTCCTCAACGCCGTTAACATAATTTGTCTGCCCAATCTCTATACCATATACGGGTATCTCATCGTCATCATAATATAGGAGACCAAAATGAATATGGGAGTCCACCTCTATGATTTCGAGGCTCTTGAAATACTCTATTTCCTTATTTAACTCCTCTATAGTCTTGTTGATATCTTCCACTGACTCAGATGCTTTCTTGGCGGCATCTTTAAGGTCTTCTATAGCCTGATTTGTTTCGTCCACCTTAGTGTTGGCATCCTTTACCGCCTCTTCCGTATTGTTAACCGAATCATTAAGCGATGTTGTTAAGTTCTGCACGTTTGCCACCGAACCGTTGACACCAACTACTTGGTTGTCTACCTCGTTAACGTGTCCGTCAATGGTTTCGACATCTGTTTCAATGTTCTCAACGGTGGTGTTGATTTCATCTATAGAGCCGTTAATTTTGGATATAGCACCGTTAAGCTTCTCCACATCCTCTGCATTAAGGTCCTTGGCTTCTATAAGAATGTCAATATTGGTATTGGTGTCCTCAATGGCTTCTGTAAGATTATCTATATTGCTGTTGGTTGCATCAAGCTTGCTGTTGACACCTCGTATTTCCTCATTTGTAGAGGCAATAGCGGAATTGACACCGTCTATTCGTGTGTTTGTGTCGTCAATGGCATCTTCAACGGCGGTTATCTTCTCGTTCGTCTCATCAATACGGGTATTAACAGTACCGATCGCTTCATTGGTTTCATCAATACGAGTGTTAACGGTATCTATTGCTTCGTTGGTATCTTCAATGGCATCGTTAACACCATCGATTTTTCCGTTCACATCGTCAATTTTATCGTCCATCGAGTCGGTCAGCTCTTGAATACTGCTGCCAAGCCTTTCTTCCGTGGCACCTATTATTGCCTGAGTATTGTCAAACTTCAGGTCCACATAAGTTGATGTGGCTTGTATGTCAAGCTGTGTCTGCTCCACAAATGTACCGAAGTCCGATTGAGCTAAATATATACCCTGAAGCTTTTTGTTTATCTCCTCGTAATAAGCTTGTACGATATCTGCCGACTTGATGATAAGAGGCTTTAACTTAGCGAAGGTTATTTCTGCATTGGCTGATGACCCACCCGATGCAGAAGAAGATGCAGAGCCTATACGCTGTGATAGCTGCCTAACCACATCGTCCGACACCTCCGCAGCATTAACATTATTCAACGCCCATTGAAGCTGAGGGATTAACTGAATGAGATAGCTCCTTATCTGTGTGAGCTGCTCTTTCTCATTACCCGTGATATTGGGTATTCTCAGGTCAATGCTCATTAAACATCACTCCCTTGCTCTATAGTCTTGCAGATGGAATATATCTTTGCTTCCCCGTTGCCTACGATCTTAAGCCTCATATGGTCGCATCTCTGCGGTCTTATCGGTACGGCAAAGGAACGAAGCCTGATTCCGTCCATAGTGAAGAGATACTCCCATTCACCACTTGAGTCATACTCAATATAGAAGGATGCTCTCGCACCCACCACAAGGGACATTCTCACGTCCATACGGGAGATGTATTTCTTGTCGGGAGAGTCCGTTCCGATGATGCCCGTTACCGCCTGCCACTTTATAGCTTCGGTCTCCTTGGCACCCGTTCCCTTCACCGTCTTTATCTGATTGTCAGCATAGTCGATAAAGTAAAGGTCTCCCCGGCAATTACAGAAGTCCTCAGCCTGAGTATTGTCCTCTCTATGCCACATTCCCTTCAAGGTGTCGTATACGAAGAGATTATATTCTCCGCTCGTGTCTGCCATAGAAATGTAATATTTATTGCCGAGAGAGCCTGCTACGGCATTGTTGTATGCCTCCTCTCCAAGAGCAGAGGATATCTCCATGGGGAGTGAGCCGTCATAAGCACATACGCCCGAACGAGCCTTGTAATAAAGCACCTCGTTTACTATGGCAAGGCTTCTCGCGCATCCCTTCTGTACTCCTCTGCAAGCCGTGGTCTGTATCTGATAGTTCGCAGGATAATTGCCGTATATCTTGTGCAGACAAGTCTCTTTGAAGAAGAGAGGGTATCCAAGGTGAGTGATAGCGCCCGTAAACTGTCCGTCAGTACCTACCGAGGCAGCATAAGAGTCTGTGGATATGCCCATAAAGCAATTCCAATTCTTGAAATCACCGAGCTTGCAAGCATATATCTCATTTACCACCTCTCCGTTAAGTGCAGGACCGTATCTGCATCCCCAAAGGCGGTTCTCTGACTCAATGATAAAGTCCATATTCGGCATCCTTCTTGCCACTGTGATCGCCGTCTCTTGCGTTGTCACCTTGTCAAGAATACCCGTTACTACGATATAGTTATCGTCCTTTGCCCATATCACCATAGCAGCGTTGAGGTCCTGAAGGCTTTCGTCCTCTATTCCCCATATGTTTACTCCGTCATTTACAGCGAAAGGCTTTCCGATACCCGTTGCGTATATCTTGATATAGGTCGTGGCGATTGTAGACCACATAACAGTAGTGTCTGAATACTGTTTAAGCTGATGAGGGACCTCCGATGTGTCTATCCACAAGTCCAAATTTTTAGGCTCCGCAGGAGGAGTTGCACCATAAGGAACGTCTCCGTAGTCTGTTCCGTCCACCTTGCAAAGCGAGAAGGTGACGGTAGATGTTGTTTTCACCTCAGCTTCTATCTTTCCACGGTCTGAATGGTTTTCTGTGTTTATATATTTTTTATCGGGCATAATGATAACGTATGCCCCCATTGATATCAAAGTCTTAGGCTTATCGTCTGTCGTAAGTCCCATAGACACACGATATCCGTTTATAACAAAGTCGCCTCCGTCTATATAACAGAGTGAGTCCTTGGAAATCATACCCTGAGGAGCATTAGGTGATGCATATACCCCTCGTGGTGAACGGGGAGACAGAACGGGATAATTATCCGAGGAAAGGTTCTCCATGTCGTAGAATTCTCCACCTCCTATGCGGAGATTGTGGTTATATCCCTTGAATACGTCTATCATCTCCCGTGAGGTTGGAAGCTCCGTGAGCGTAGGATATCTCATATCTCCACCCCCTTAAATGAAGTTGTACTTTTTGCCCTTTGGCATATGCGTTCTGTTGTAGTATCTCTCAAAGTTTGAGTACGCCTCGTTGAACATAGCGATACTGTTGTTGTACTTGCCGATCTCTCCGTTCCAATAATCTATCCTGGACTCAAGCCAAAAGAGATATATGTCATCATAGGGAGCAGGAACGAGAAGCTCGGTGGTGGGTGCTGTGGCATCCGAGTACCCGTTGAAGGTAACATTTCCACCCTCGTGCATATCAATGATCTCGGTCTTTACGATTCCGTCAAGCGAAGACAGCCATTTGGTCTTCTCTGTCTGATTATAGCTGTTAGGCTTGATGGTATCTATTCGGTGAAGTGCCTCCATTAAAGTCATGTGTTTGTCCTCCATTCAAGTAATGGGGAGCGCCAAGTCTCCCCATTGCATATTGTTTTACATTCCGATAGGCTGCTTTGTTTTTTCAAGCAGAGCCTCGCTCTTTGCATCAAGAGCTTCCTGCGCCCTCTGAGAGCGCTCATACTCTTCCTTTACATAGGGAGGAACTTTAGAGGTCTTTCCCTTGGGAAGAACAAAATTCTTTCCGTTTACACTGATAAAGTGATTGGGTTCATCATTTGCATATCCCTTGGGGATAAACAGATCAACGTATCCATCTTTGTTTGTAGTAGTTGCCATAATAGCCTCCTATAATGTTTTTAGAGGGCAGAGCAAGTCGCCCTGCCCTCTTTTTTAATTAGTTTGCATCGTCCTGTGCGCTGAAGGTAGAGCAGCTCATAACACGAAGCACTCTCTCGGGATAGAGAATAGTTGCACCGTTGGTCTCGAACTTATAACCTACAGTGGAGAACTGATTAAGAGGACCGCCCACCTGAGACTTGTCCTTAACGATCATCTGAAGAGCACCGCCTGCAGGATCGATAATACCGAATGCTTCCTTGCCGAAGAAGTAGGTTGCATAGGTCTTAGTGCCTGCCTTGTTCTGATAGTCTGTGCCACCAAGAACGGGAGCGAACACGTTCTCAACGAATCTTACGCCGTGAAGCTCACCGATCTCACCATTGAAGATCTCGCCTGTAGCTGCATACTTGTGAGCCTCGATCCACTCCTCGCTCTGACGAAGGTCGTGAGCAACGGAAGGATGGATAACTGCATAGTATTTACCGTTGATGGTAGGAACTCTGTCCTTCTTCATCTTGGTAACAGCCTTAGCTACCATCTTGGGAGTAAGCAGAGCAATAACGGTTGCACTTGCTTCCATAGCAGCACAGTTTGTAGCAGCAGCGGTTGCGCCTGTTTCAAGGGTAACGTTGTCGCAGTAGATTACGTTACTGTTTACGAGAAGAGCATCACGGATAAGAGTCTCCTGAGTCTCTGCCGCAGATGCACCCATTTCCTCGGTAGCGCCGAGAATAACATCATCATAAGCACGAAGCTCAAGAGTATCGGTGATAGCTGCATAAGTACCGTACTGATAGATAGCTCCGGTCTTGGAACTCATACCGAATTTCTGACCGGTAGGAATAACACCTTCCTGAAGCTTGTCAGCCTTAGCGAAGGTATTCCATTTTCTCCACTCCACGGTGTTACCGTGCTTTTCAGGGAGAGCCTGCTTCTTTGCGAACTGAGCATAGAACATCTCCACACGAGCATTCTCAAGAAGCTCGGTATCATAGAAGGTCTTAAGCTCGCCTGCGAGGGAATTTGTGCTGTCAAACGCTGTGGTCTGACCGTTATATGCGTTTACATAGCCATTGGTAAGGGTATTTACCACGTTACCTGCCTCAGCAAAAAGCTGAAGATTGATTTTTCTAAAGATTTCTTTCATAATTATTTCTCCTTCATAAAATGTTTTGTGTTTGATGAGGAGAAACGTAGCCGATTACTGCCCGGGATACAATTTCTCCCCACGCGCTGCGGCAGCACGGATACGCTGTTTAAGCGCTTCTCTCTGAGCCTTGTCCGCATTGCGATAGTCGAATGTAGTCACGGAAGGAGCTTGACTTGATGTGCCTGACTCGTCAGGTCGTCTATTCCCTGCTTGAATGGAATTGGAGATCTTCTGCGCCGTCTTCTGCGCTGTTACCTGCATTGCTGCGGTCTGAATCTCGTTGCGGTGTACGGCATAATACGCATCCTCTACGCTTATACCTACATTAGGAGAAGTCATACGGGCAAACGCAGGGTTCCGAAGCTCTGTGCGGAGGTCGAAGTTAGGAAATACCTTTTTCATAGCCTCGCCCTCTTGTTCAAGCTTCATAAAATGCTGCTGAATCCTCTGCTCCTGCAGAGTTCTTTCATTTTGCGCTTTCTCTCTTGCAGAATCTCTTTCCTGCCTATCAATCTTCTTGGCAGTTTCTACGGATACGCCCATTTCAAGAGCCTTATCCTCATAGTAACTGTCATCGTCATTGATAGCCTTGGCGAGAGCTTCATAATCCATATTCGCAGGATCAAGACCATGTCTCCTTGCAAGCAGCTCTATGGCAGGGGTAAGCTTTGCAAGATTATCCTCTGCTGTCTTAGCTGTACGGAGACGGGACTGAACAACAGACTGCATCTGCTTGTTATATTCAGGATCAGCCATTATTTCATCCCAACTCATGCGATTAGGCGTTTCGGTCTTGGTTTCTTCCGCGTGGGTATCAGCAGCGGCGCCCTGCTCGTTTGTCTGCTGTGTAGTATCTGACACCTGTGCAGCCTTAGCTGTATTGTCAGGTGCTACAGCAGCGGACTTATTCGCCCGTTTGCGTATCTTATCCTCGGGAACACCCAATTCCCTCAGTCTCTGTTCGGCGGCAACAGACGCATTTTCGCCCGATGCGGCTCCCTCTCCACCTTCACCTCCGGTGCCTTCACCTGCGAATAGCTGAAGATTAAGCCTTTTGGTTTCTTTCATATGAGTAAATCCTCCGATATTATTCTGCCAATTAGGTTGGCGAGTCCTATATTCTGCCCGTAGGCTTATATACTGTTGTTATCCCCTGATTTTATAGGAGATATTTTCGGGATAGTCCCTTGCAAGCAACTCAAAGCCTGCACATATTGCATCAAAGGCAAATGACACAACGTTTTTATATTTACTCGGCACGTTGCAAGATATGAGAGCGTGTCCCTCGGTAAGCTCTACCGTGTTATATTTGACGTGTCCTGAAGCCTCCATATTCTTTGCGAGAGCCGCAAGAGTATGGGCAAGGATAGAAGCCGAGGCACATACAAGATCGTGTCCTGCTTCGCCGCTATGAGCGTGTCCTTCGACTGCAACGCGGTGGCGATCTCTGTGATATACTACTGTAATCATTTCTTATCTCCCTTTGTAACATTACCGCCGTCAGGCTGTGAAGCGTTTGCGGCTCTTGTACGAGCATTAGCCACTATTGTAGGCTCTTTCTTTCCTATGCCTGCGATATTGTCGCTCTCGAACATCTGAGGCGAACCACCGCCCATCATAGCGCCACCGCCGCCCATAGCCTGCATATCCATAGCAATCTGCTGTGCCAACATAGGATCTGCTCTCTGTGCAAGCATGAACGCCATCTGCATATACTGAATAAGCTTTTGGAACATTGTTCCGTTCTGAGCTACCTTCTGCATTATGTCATCCTTGCCGTCAAACTCCATCATATCAAGGCACATAAGCGCCTGATCTGTCATCTGAGGGTTAAAGAAGCCATATTGGAAGAACTGCAGCGCAAGCTCATTCTGTGATACCTTGGTGTATACGTTCTTCTTCTGCGCCGATACCTTAATATCAAACACAGGAAGCCTGAATCCCATATCCTGACCGAAGTCGTTGCCCTGATGCTGAGGCTGTATTCCCTGATTGGTATAGCTTAAATACTGTTCTGCGCCATATTCGCCAATTATACGGAACTGACGGGGCATATTGTAGAACTGTCTTATAAGCTCTATACAGATCTCAACCACTTCTGAGTAAGCTCTATACGAACCCTGAGTGCTGTCTCTGCTTCCTTTGCCTGATGCCTCTTGGAGAGCAGCTATTGCGGAAGCTGCTGTTACTCCCGAGCTTATATTGCCCGTGCTTGTCTCTGTGTTTCCGCTTGTCTCCCTAAGCTCTTGTATAGCTCTATCAAGAACATTGATATAATTCCCGTCAAGAGACATATGCTCAATAGGACGGAGGTAAGTATCATCCAAATTGCCCTCAATATGTACGAGAGGGTTTTTAAGGTCAAGGAACTGCTCCTCATTTACTCCGTTGTTAGCTCTCGTGAAGTATCGAGGTATAGAACCCACCATAGCATTCTTAACAAAGCTTGTCTTAAGCAGGTCTATCTCTGTTTGAGGGTTCTTGCAGATATCTACATAACCATAGCCGCAGGGAGATCCTTCTATGGGGAAAAGAGCATCAAACACATAAGGATATTTACCGTGATCGTAAAGTCCCGTAAGAGCCATAGGAGGCTTAACCGTGCCGCCAATCTCATCTATTATCGGCTGTATGTCGTTCTCGGTAGCATAAAGCACCTTGTCATTGACATATTTGCAGTATTGGAGGGTATTCTTGCCCTCTATGTACTTGTGATAATACACTTCAATGACCGTGATCTTATTCTCTGTGTCAACATGGTCATCGTAAAGGAACTTTGTATTGATAAAGGTCTCGCCTCTGAGTCCTCCCTTAAGCTGTTCAGGATACTTCTGCTCAAGCAGGTCCTTGTCGCAAAGCTCTGTGTGGAAGAAATAGCGGCTTTTCTGAATGTTTGTAATGCCCGGTTCCCAATAAAGATTGAGAAGATTTGCACGTTCAACGCTGATGTCTCCGAGACCGTTCAGCTTGTGCTTGTCCCATACGACTTTATAAACGCCCGTACCCGTCTTTGTCTTCTGCCACATAACATCATCATATGTCTCCTCAAACTTATTCTGTTCAAGAACACAAGGGATGATAGAAGATAGCTTGCGCGCCTCAGCTCTGTCCCCTACCTCTCTCGGAAGGATATTAGGCTCGGGATATGCTTCCATAGCATCGGCGTGTTTTGACACTATAACGTTGTGCAGCCAACCTGACTTGCTTGTAAATCCACCGTCCTTGCCGATCTCTGTGGCTTTCTCTTCCTCCATAGTGTTGCGAAGCTTCCACCAATTCTCTGCGGCAACAATGCGCTGCTCTGTGCGAGTCTTTCCTGACTTATATTTCTGAAGTATCTCAGTAAAATGCTTTAATTGTTCTGAACCTATGGGAGCTACCGTTGCCATAGCCTCAGGAGGTTTGACCTGCTCATTGTTCTCTTCTATAACAGGTCCGTTATTATGAAGTGGTTTCATATTAGGTGGTAACATAACTCCTCCGTGTTAATAATAATTATTGTGTCTGCCCTTAAATTGATCGAGAGGGTCAGATATGATGACTTTCTTCTCAGGGGGAACAATAGGCGATATAGGTCTTGACATACACATATACCGCACTTCGTCAGGGCAGTGATCCTCAAGCTTTGTATCAAGGTCCTCGGGATGTGTCTCTGAGTACATCATCAAGGGCATTGTACGAATAAAAGCTTTGCAGTTATTAAATACATACATTCTCGGATATCCGTTCTCATCGAACTGAAATCTATAATGGACCTGCATCCAACCGGGTATTCTTTCATGATCTCCCGGCGAGAAGTATATTCCATACCTCATAGCCGTCTCAGCTATACTCTCTCCTCTTGAACAGTCCCATATAGCAGGGTCGGCAATGCTGTCTACTATCTTTCTGTCTCTCAGCCAAGGGTGTTCCCTCTCAAGCTCTGCTATCCTCTTAAACTGTTCATCAGGAGACCACTTCACACCCTCGTCAGGTGTCTGTGTGCAGCCGTACATCTCCATAATGCGATATAACACTCCGTCATAATCTACCGCCCAATATCCAAGGGAAAAAGGCTTGTTATAGCCGAAGTCATAAGAGCGCATTATATTCCACCCTCTCGGGATCTCAAAAGGCTCTATAACGTGGGTAAATCTGCGCTGCTGTAATGCTTCTTCAGGTGTTATCCCTGCCTTTGTGCATAGATCTATATCGGGTGTCTCTCTGAAATCCTCAAAGAACTGTCCCTCGAATATATCCCACCGCCCATATAGCCACGCCTCGCGCAGCTTAGGAGGCAAGGACTCAAGCTGTTTTATGTAGTCAGGCTGAGCCGCCATAAGAGCCTTGTTATCTGTAACAAGTGATTGAATGAAGGTATAATCTTCGGGACTCTCCCCGTCCTCATACTTCTTATCAATGAATAGCCGCTTAAAATAGCCGTGTGAAGCTCCACCGGGGTTGCAGGTGTAATATATCCTCTTGGGAAAGCTATTTGCACCACGAAGGCAGGCTATGATCTTCTTTATCCACATCTCCTGAAGCTGTGTAGCCTCATCAAGAAATATAATGTCGTACTCTGCACCTTGGTATTGGTCAAGGTCCTTGTCATTATTACAGTAACCAAACTTAATAGTGCTGCCATTAAGGAACCTGAATAGCTTCTCTGTCTTGTTATACCTTGCTATAGAGCGCGGCAGAGCATCCTGCAAGGGCATTATGTGGTTATTCATAAGCTCAGGGTATGTCCTTCTTACTATAAGGCATTTAATACCCTTATATGTTAAGCATAGCCTTTTAGCCTTGTCCTGCACCGCCCAAGACTTACCGCCGCCACGGGCGCCTCCAAATCCAATATGCTTTGTCTTTGCTGCAAGGAATTTAGCCTGCTTATCGCTTGGTGTCCCGAGGACGAGCTGCATCTTACTCATTCCATTCCTCCGGTCCTGCATTGAAGACGATCTCTATCTCATTAACGGTATCATCTTCCTTTTCAGCCTCCTTCTGAAGCTTCTTGATCCTTGCTTCTTGCTCTTGCTTATCAAGTTCTGTCTTGAGCATCTGTATTTCCTTAATGTCACGCAGGGAGGAAGCAATAGCCTTGAGACCACTCCTGTCTACAATTGTCTTGACCTCTATAACCTTTTCTTTTTCATGAATAATCTCCTTGGTGGGTTTGTCAGGTCGAAGAGTATTGTTGTATTCTATCGTTTTTGTCTTTTCAACGTCCTTGTAGAGCTGTATATCAAGTTCCTCAATAGCCTGCTCAAGTTTATCAAGCAGCTTGTCGGTAAGGTCTGCTACCCTTGACAGCTTATCGGCAGTTTTTTGAGACAATTTTTCAATGCTTTTTGTTATCGTTTTGTCTTTTAACTGTTTTCGCTGTCCGATCCAATCTTCTTCCTTAGATCGCTTGGTAATGGCGGTGAGACTACAACCATACTTTTTAGCAAGCTTTCTGTAAGAGGAAGATTCGTCTGTGATGTACTCGTTTCTTATAGTGTTCCAATCCAACAGAAAGCCTCCTTTCAATTTGATGACTATATTCTATAACTTTTGTGCTTTCCGATGATATCCACCCCCCCACAATAAAATAAGAGGAGCGCCGAAGCACCCCTCTTAGCATTATGTTTCTTTTATCTTGATGCCGTGAAAATAGAGCACCATCTTCTTTTTGAGCTTGTAGACCTCTGTGCGACATCCCTTAACATCCTCAACCACCTTCTTGCCGTTCTCGGTGTATACGAAGTCAGCTATGTAGTACACGGCGCTCTCGCCCTCTTACTTTGGAAGCAGCTCAAATTTGACTTGCCTTTTAAGGTCTTGTATCAAGCCTGCCCTCTGCAATAGGAGAAGCTCACACCATCTGTTTGCCTCTTTGATCGAGTCGTGATTGATGCCATCGGAGGTAACTGTCTTTATATTTCCGTATTTGCTCATTATATATCCTCCTCATACTTTTGCAAAAGCATAATATGTACCGGGCAATCTCTGCACCCAAGGAGATCATTGCAGACCTCCTTCATATACTTGGATTTTTTAGCTTGGGATTGATAAACAATGTTAATAGTGTTTCCCTCAGCCAACCCCTCGCAGACAATCCTATTTGCATCGTGATTACGGTAGAATGGGCATTTAACGAATTTAGCTTCATAAGGCGTTGGCATACAATCCCTCCTTAGGCTCAGCCGCCTTCCTCCGAGTATTTCTTTTTGAGTTTGGTAAAATGTTTTTTCATAGCATCAGCAAAAGCAATTATCGCATCTTGCTCAATACCCTCAATATCCCTATTGTCAAAAACATAGTAGTCGTATTTATTGCCGATAACCTTCTCAATCTCCTCAAAAATCTCCCTCGCAACCTCTGCTTTGGCGTTCTCTATGATCTCTTGTGATATAATTTCTTCAAGCTCTCTGCACGGCAGTTTCATAACATTATTTCGAGCCGCCGCAAGTGTAAGAGGAATTATGTCCGTTGCTTCGGCTGTACCGACATAGGTTAAGGCTTGCATCACATAATCTCTTTTGATGTAAACGTCCATATCATTCTCCTTTCAAAAAGTTCGGGATTGTCGTGGATGTTGCCGATGACTTCAAATGAAATATAATCATCAAATACCCACAAATCGTTGCCATTGTCTCCGTAAAAACTTGCACCCACATAAGTT